CCGGGAAGGGCTTAACGGAAACCACTGTACACCATTCTTTATAATCCGCGTAGAGTTCAATGGATTGAGTCCCTTCCTCGTCTTCGTCCATCCTTTGAGTAATCCAATACTTAACTGGATCGTTTTCTAACATATATTGATTGACTTCTTCTTTGCTAGACTCGGGTTCTGCGAAGCGTCCGCGATCGTACAGCCTATGTAAGGCGGTCACCCATCGACGCAGAATGCCCGGTCTCTCTTGGATCAGTTTTCGGTCGAGGTCTGGGTCCGGTTCTTTAATTTTGTTTGGACACAATAAGATCATCATTCGTCGTTTTAATGCGTCTGAACTGTCGCTTGTCGCTGGCATGTCATTAACCAATTCGAGGAACCGAACTGCTAGGACTACGTTGTTTTGTGTCTCGCCATACAGTTTACGTAAATCAATAGGGTCCCCGCCTGTTATTTTCTTTAAATAAGTATCGGATACTAAATTTAATCGAGATTGTTCCCCGCTTATGTTTACCATTTTTCCGGCTAAGGATGTACGTTTTCTTTCGTCGTTTAGATCAGTAATACCAACACTTCCAACCGCATCGGGGTCGTGCATATCACGCAATACGCGTGCCATTGTGCCCTTTCCGTTTCCACCTGGACCTTTTAAGAATAACATTTTTTGGAAAGCTGTGTCTGGTATTAGCGTATGGGCACAAAATTCTTCCCACAAATTGACCGCATCCGGATCATTGTTGAATGTTTGTTGTATTACCTTGTCATATACAGGACAAACGGCCTCTTCATCCCAATTAAAGTCCAATCGGTGCAAGAGTTGGTGGTCTTTGTCGTGTTGGTCTAATTCTCCAGTCATAAGATTTAAAGCGCCATTCGCTAGACAAATTTTCTTACGCTTAGGGTCATTTTGAGGTAGCACACCCTCCGTTGTACCGAACTTTTCGTCTTCGGTCAAGGTGTGAGCAATACCCATAGCGGCTTTCGCTTCACGTTGAGTAAGTGCCTCGTCGACGATGTACATGTTTTTCATCGCATTATTAAGGTTTATTTTGGGCCAATGACCGTCCTTGTAACTTCTTAAAATACCCTGTACACATGCAACGTTGTCAAACCCACCTTTTTCTTCAATTAACCAGTTGGCCATTACCCGTTCAGGCGGGATTTTCTTTTTTCTTTTGGCGTTATCAGTCATACCCTTTTCACGGGCAGAATCAACCCAACCTTGAATGGTTTTTGCCGCTTGAGGCCAATCGTATTCAGCGTCAGCCGCATCACAGGCTTCTTTCTTTGCTCTGTCTATACGGGATAAAATTTCATGATCATCCCACCCTCTGGCCACCATGTTTGCCGCAGCACTAACGCACGTGTCGTGGGTATTGCCGCCACCACCATCGCCAAGCCAAACCATCGAATTAAGGTTTCTAAAATGATCGGCTTTATCATGACAGATTGCTGTAATTTCATCAACAACGGCTTTTGATATTAAAGGTAATTCGTTTGATTTAACTTCAAATATTGTCTTATCACCCCACGTGTATGGTTTTTTTGTTTCCGGGTGGGTCGAGGGGGGCATAACTGTTTGCGACCCGTGGCACAGAATTTCGACCGAAGGTCTAGGGGCAGGAACTCCGCCGATCATCCTCTTTAATTTTAAATTTGTTAGTTTTGTGTCAGCAACGCCGATAACGGTAGTGCCTTTTTTCCCTGTTTTGGTTACAGGACAAGACCCTATTGCTCGTTTTACGTCTTCCATTAACTCATCGTCGTCAATGTCAACGGCCATTAATTGGTACCCGCTACTTCCAACAACATTACCGAGAGCAAGCCCTAGGTTGGCATCAGGGTATTTTTCATCCCACTCTTTAAGTTCGTCGTTGGTTGGCAAATTAGTACAATAATTTTGCCAATTGTTTTCTGCAGGTCGTTTCATCCCTTTTTTCAAGGGAACAGGTGAAAGTCCAAGTTTTGTGTATTTTTTAGCTTCCTTCAAGAAGTCCATTTTTTACCCCATCTACAATTGATTTAGCTACACCGTCTTTCCTTAACAACGCAGCAGTTGCCGCCTCTTCAATAGGCGAGGAATACGGGTCAATAATTAGCACGTCTTTGTCTTGTCCGTGCCGGTGGTTTCTATCTTCACATTGAATTCTTGCGTCATAGTCGTATGTGTTTTCGAAGAAGAAGGACGTATTACATCTGTCATCAACATCACCAAGAAGGGTGTTGCCATACTTGGTTGAAGTTATCTGGCAATTCATTACTACGGGTCCCCCCTTAGAATTAAACTGTTTTTTTACACTTGATATTTCTTCCGGTTTCATTTGTCCACGTAGCGTAACAAAAGGAATTTTATCCTTTGTCATAAATTCTTCCATCATGTCAATAGTGTGACGGTGGAACACAAAATTAAGGATTTTCCCTTCTGTCCCTTCAACGGTTGTCTTTAATAAGTCGTATTTGGGACAGGGACCTTTTATTCGTACTGGGTTTCCTTCTTCATCGTGAATAAACCCGCATGTGATTTGTTGTAATTTACCCATTTGGGTAACGACCATTTTCGCCTCAACCATGGACAATTCGTCACCAAGCCCGGTGATAAACGTTATAAAATCTCGTTCCATTTCGACGTAGTGGCGTTTTTGTTGGTCAGACAATTCGTATTTTATTCTTTGAAACAATTTAGGAGGTAAATCCGTCCAGTCCGATTTTTTGGCTCGGAAAGAACACGATTGTAATAAACGATTTAATTCTTCTTCGTTTTGCGCCCCAACAACTTGTTTACCACGGAAACCCCCCATTTTACAATAACGATGCCGGAAGGCGTAGTAATTCATATTTGTACGACCAATAAACCTAAGCTGCGCCCACAAATCATGTGGTCCTTGAGAAACAGGGGCACCCGACAATATACGTCTACATGGTGAGTATTTAGCAACATCGATCAATTTAACCGTCTTTTTCCCATTGTGTTTTTTCATGACGATGCTTTCGTCAGCAGCCATCATTACTTTACACACTTTAGCTATACGCACCAATTCATCGTAACCTTTAGCCCTCCCAACGGAAAAAGCTTCATAGTTAATTACCCACAACCACGGTTTGTCAGTGCTTTTTGGGATGTTGGGCCACATAACCAAAGTGAGTTTGTCTTCAAGCCCCCACTCAATGGCCTCTTCAATCCAGTTAATTTTTAACGTATTGGGTAATATAACTGCAAGACCGTGGTAATCTTCATTTATTACCAGTTCCATAAACTCATTTAGAGTTACGGCAGTTTTTCCAAGCCCCATTTCCATGAAATAAGCGAAACCCACCTCGCCACGCGAACGGTTTGCCGCTACGGTTTGTACTTCGTATGGAGACCCTTTAAGATGCCACATCACTGTTGTTCCTTGGTGGTTTGCTGTATCCGTTCAATTGACGATCGATTGCGGTTTTAAGGTCGTCTTCCAAAATTTTAATGTCGCTGTGGTCAGTAGGTAACAGTTGTGTCGCTTTAAATAACCTTTCACGGGCAGACCCATAAAATTTTAATATTGATCTGTTCCCCATTTGTAATTCTCCCCCAAGAAACATACATTCATCTACCAAATCAGCAACTTTAATAATGGCTTTTATTTCCGCATCTTGGTGTATGGTTTGCCCAAATCTTTTTGCAACTTCAATTTCTGTGTAGTTGTTGTATTTTTCTTTATCAACAACAGACCTTTTTGATGGACCCGGTATATCCGACATGAAAGACTCTTCTATGTCATGTTCAAGACAGGCTATTATTAACAAACCCTGTTCCCAGTACCGTCCCCATTTAATTGCTTTCATTATTTCTTTAGCGTAACACGCCACGTAATATGAATGTTCAGCAACGGATTGGGTGTGGATTGTTCTCGCTATCCCCCATCTGGGGACAAACGCTAAATCTCTAAGTTCTCGTGCAAATAAATTCATGGCGTTTTCCTCTCTAAAAATTGGGGGGACACGGTTGTCCCCCCGTTGTTTTATGCCCAAGGGTAGACAGGCAGTTTCTTTGCCGCAACTTGCGGAACGTTTTGGTAGAATTTAGTGCCACCAACTGCGGGGACCAAACAAGACCACATAGTGGAAATTTTGCGTTTTCCTTCCCACCACACCCCGTGCAACGCAAAGTCAGCACGTGTGACTTCGTATTCAACGCCATCAACAGTAACAGTTGCCGTTTCCAGTTGCGCCTTTTCAACAGGTTCTTCAACCGGGTTGATTTCGGCTTCGGTGTTGCCTTCGTTGTAACGGGTCCAACATTCACGCCGCATGTCGTCGTCGACATGGAAAGGCGCAAAGCCACGGAGGCCAGGTAAACTTGGCAACCCATCCCTGTTCCACAAATCGTCGTCATCTTGATCCATGCCGCCAAGAATGCCAACAAGAATGCCGATTTTTTCAACGTGTGGAAGGTCGTCCGGGTCTTTTTCAGTATCGGCGCTTTCTTCCGCTAATTTTGCGGCTTCCAGTCCGATCCACACCGTTTCTTTGAACAGAACATCTTTGTGCTGTTGTTCTTCGGGAAGTTCATCGAAAGGAACCATGCAGGGGTGGGTTTTTTCTTCCTCGTCTTTTTCTTCACCGAGGACCCAACCGTCTGCCAATTTCTGCGCCACCCAGTTGTCATGGCTTGCGCTATCTTCGGCGTCGGGATTGTTAATATGGAATTTAACACCGGCAAGGGCACCTTCTTTTTGCCAATCGGGCGCGTCGTCCCATGGAACTTGTGTGTCATCACCAATACTAACACAATATTCCCTGTTTGCCTCATGTGCAGCAACTGCCGCAGCGAGGATCGCAACGTCGGAAAATACTAAGACTTTGTTCATTTTAACTTACCTTTCATTGAGTTCCACGCAATCATCATTGCGTAGTTTGCTACGTCGGCGGCTTCTAACATAATCTCGATGAAGTTTCCACCTTGGATGGCCTCACGTAATTCATCCACTTCACCAATTAACAACTCAAAGAGTTGATCGATAGAGGTTAATTCCCAACCCCCCTTGTGGTCATTCTCACGCAACTTGTGTTCCATTGCGTGGGCCATGACTTCAATCTCTCGTCTGACGGGATCCTCCAGACTGATCCCGGACCCCCTAGGCGTCGCCGGCGACCCCCTAGGCGTCGCCGGGGCGGTACCACGGGCACTAGCGCAGGAGGTCGAGGCTATGTCGGTACCCGCCGAGCCTCCATGGCTCTCCGTGGCGCTCCCGTCGGACACATCAACGGTTCTCTTGGAACCACAGTCTTTCGAGAGAAGTTTCACTAGGGGAGTAGACATCCTCAACATTTGGTCCAAACCCGGTGAAAAACTCCGCAGACTTGGTGCTGCGAATTTCGTCCATTTTATTAAGGTGTTCTTCAAAGTCTTTCTCACTTCTAAAATAATTGCAAAAGTTTAGAAACACATAATTTGGACGGAACCTGTCCATGCACTTTCGGTATTGGGTCCACGACCAAGAGGCGATGCGGCGTTTTCTTTTGGTAACGGTAGTAAGTTCAGGTGTAACACCAACATCACACCACGCCAGTTCTTTTTGGTCTGGGTAGAATGGTCCTGAATTACCGACAATCTTTTCACCCACTTTTTCATTTCCGTATCCATGCACTTTTTGGTAAATGTGGCCCACCCTAATTGGGAACGTGCGCATCGTAACCGCTACTTTACCAAGAAGAAAGGGGTGGACGCAAGCGTCGGACAACGCTTGGGACACGGAGACTTCACGCGACGTGCAATGGGGGTAAGATAATCCTCCATTTAATGAAAGGTCCATGCCTTGGGGTACTTCCATAAAGATCGTTTTACCCTCTGCACACGCGGCGGAAAGATCGACTTCCTGGATAAATTCTTGGTCGGCATACCAATCTTTTGCCAACATAGCCGATCGATTAATTTTTCGGGACAGTGCATGTCCACAACCTTTTTGTGTAGAGGCTAAACCCTCGGTTGCAGAACCGGCACCCTCTGCGATTTTATCCCCTTTTTCGATAATTGCTGCGCGGGGATGGATACGCAATCTGTCCCATGAAACGTCAAGTTGATCCATTTCGTCTGCCAGTGCGGCGGGGTCGATAATTGTTCCGGCACAAAGATAAATGAGACTGTCTTTTTGCAACACGCCTGACACCGGGAGGTGAAAGCATGTAAATTTGGTGCCCTTTTCATCGCAGTATGTGTGGCCCGCATTTGGTGCCGCGTTTGTCATAGCGATGTTGATCTTGTTGTGTTTTGCGACGTATCCGGCAAATAGCCCTTTTCCCGTCGAGCCAAATTGGCCGTCCAACATAACGTTAACTTTTCCCGCGTCAAGTTTTAACATTTTTTAATCCTCAAATCCCGCCAGTTTTTTGGCTAGTGTTGCGTACCCCATGATGTCATCATAGTTGTCCGCTTTACGTTTACCCGATGCGATACGGGCAATTTTTGTTAAGCACATTTCGATTGCTTCATCATGTGCTCCATCTTCCGGTGTTTTGTCGACAAAAGCAAAATTCACACTCACCGTATAACGATAAGTTTTTTTCAAGTCGTAAGCACACCCAAGATTAACAACAGGGTCTCCGTAATCTGACCTGCTTTTAATAAGTTCTTCGGTTGTTTGTGAGTCTGAGCAATCCGTCGACATCCCACGTTTCTCCTATACCTTTACACTGTAACAATTCCCCGTGCTTTACATGGGTTACGTCCTCATCAAATTCCGTACCTACATACAATTCCCATTGATAAACCCGTAGTTTAACACAAACAGCCCACATTGAATGGCCCCCAACACTGCGGTGTTTTTTAGCCCAATTACGCTGTTGGGCTGATAGGTTGATTTTTCGCCCAACAGATCGTATAAATTTCAATTCAATCCATATGGTGGGGAAATCTAAGGCTTTGATAAAACAATCAGGACGCCCAATGTCAAAATCCGACACGTTAGGTTCTGCGTGATATCCCAATTTACGGGCGTCTTTTAACAATTCTTGTCTAAATTGAGCTTCACTATTTGCCATCTAACCAATTGGTGCCAAAACTCGCACCCTCCCAGTTTTCGCCCCTCGAACCGTCAACAACAGTAGGGACTTTAAGTTCAAATTCATCGTCCGGTCCAAACGATTTCATGATGCGTTTTGCTTCTAAATCCTGATCTTCACACCCAAACGGTACGAACCAATCAAGCTCATCATGCACCTGTAACGCAATTTTACAATCATCGCCCTTCGATGCAAAATATTCATCAATCTCGACCATTTTAACTTTAGTCATGTCGGCAGCTGTCATTTGAATGATGTTGTTACCAGCTTTATACGCGTGGCGGCTATCTGGGAAACGACGACGCCTGCCTAATTTTGATCTTACGTACCCACGTTGACGCGCCCAATATTCAGTTTCTTTGAGATAAGACTTACTTTCTGGTATCATTTTGTGATATTTGTTTCGATAAATGCTTGCTTGTTGTTTTGTTATACCAAGGTGTCCAGCAAGTGCGAGGACACCCATCCCGTAAACCATACCAAGGTTCATACGTTTCGCCGTTGGGTCCCGCTCCACGTCCAAGAGTTCTGCTACGTTAGTGTGGGCATCGATATATGGCTCGGCGTTATACCCTGCTACTAGAACTGGCGACCCGGTGTAATTGGCGAAAAGCCTGAATTCCTGCTGGGAATAGTCGTTTGCCGACCAAAACGTCCCGTCTGGTGCTGCAAAAATAGACCGGAACATTGGGGCTAGTTCCTTATCACGCTTTGGCACTTGTTGCATGTTGGGGCCAGAAGAAGAAAGGCGACCGGTTACCGTTCCGAAGTCGTCCATCTTCATTTGGTTAAACGTGGTGTAAACTCTACCCTCGAAAATATGGCGTTCTTTGAGGGGAGTAATAAATGAATTCATCAAGTTAGTGTATTTGCGCACCCTGATGATCTTTTTCCCTAGGTCGAAAGTCTTTAACCATTCTTCCTTAAATGAAGGTTGCCCATCGGGGAAAGTTTTAGACGGTGCGGTCATCGGCCAATCGGTGTGACCCTGATCGATCAACAATTCTTTTAATACTTTTTTCTTTCGTGCGTCGGCCACTTCAAATGGCAATTCTGCGTTGTACGCTTCTAAGGTGGACGCGATTTCACCGGTCATTTGGTCCATGTTGTATTGATTGATCGGCACCCCGACACGTTCCATCCTGAATAGTGTTTTTGTTACTCTGCACTCAATATCGTGGACTTGTTCCAGTTTATCTTCGGCAATATATTTGTGTTGTGCTTCCCTCAATTGCCAAGTTGTTGTGCCGTCACCCTCAGCATATTCAATCGCCATAGGGTCATCAGCACTCAATTTATGGAAATGTTCCATTTGTTTGTAGTTAGGCTCACCTCCGAATTTCTCGGCAAGGTAGACGTATAACGCATCACCTTTTTTAGCTTGAACCCCAAGTGACTTGGCGCAAAAATCTAAGCTATACTTACCTTGGTTTTCATCGATAAGGGCTTGGTTTACCTGGGTGCATTCGACTGGACCATGGAACGTAATACCCTCGTTCTTAGCCATGTGCATGTCAAATTTAAAGTGATGCCCAATGACACGAAGGGACTTATTAGCAAACAATTTTCGTAAATACTTGTGGACTTGTTCAGGGTCGTAATTTTCGCCTTCCGCGTGGCGAATGGGCCAATAGACAGTCTCGTCCGGATTTGGCCCCCACGTTAAAACGTGCCCCACTGCGTGGTTTCGTTTCCAGTCTAGACCGTCTGTCTCGACATCATAAACGAGTTCAGTGCAACTTGATAGATCGGGTGGATTGAAATCTGTTCTCATAAGTCAAACAACCTTTTAATTATTTCATCGTCATACGGGTCAATAACTTGTTCTTCACATTCGTGATTTAATGCTTCTATGACTTTTGTTGCATCCTCAACATCGTTACAAACAGCTATGACAACAGACCCTTTGAAGATTTTAAACACACCTTCATATTGTTCATAATCATAATAATCACTAGCCATTTTATTCCTCCGGTACCGATATTACTCGTTTATTTACCTGCCGTACGTCGGAAGTAATACCGTCAATGAAAAGTTTTACTTTCATACCCGAAATGAACGTCTCACTGGGATCGTCGTTTTTTTGTGCACCAAGAAACGTTTCAAACTGTTTAACCATTTCTTCCACGGCGTCTGGCCGGCTATCAATAGTAATTTTGTCTACCATTATTGTGCGTCCCTTATACGGCGAAGTTGCGCCCACATTTTACCTGAAATAAAAATCTCGGAGCCAATTTCTTCATAATCCTCTCTAACTCCAGTGATAAACTTTTTATCCCACCCGAACAACAAATCGCCATTGATCGTGTTGAGGATATCGGCCAGTGTTGCTTCTTCGTCTGTTGATATTGTCATGTCGAACCTTTCACTTTTCAAAGAATGTTGGCCTAGAGCGTCTGTACGCCGTGGCTGCAATGCGGAGTTTTCTCCATCCTAATTTAATACCACTAAGTCTGATCAACACCCTTTGAAAAGTGAGGGGGAACGGCTTGCTGCTCCATCCCCCCTCAACACTCGCACGGGGAGGGTTGTTACGAGTGTTTAGTAATCAGGTTGTTCTCCACCGCCTACGGGTTTACCGGACGCGTCTTCTTCCTGTGCGCCTTCGATATCCTTAATGTGGAGGCCTTCGGCAACAAAGCGTTCGTACAGCGCTTCGCAATTGGCAAATATGTCTTCTTCCACGAAACCATCGCTCGTAAACTTATATTGACGGAATTCGTCGCCACCGGCATTTTGATCGACAAACGAAGACATGTTGAACTTCATCCCATAGGAGGGGGCTTCGCTCATTTTCAGCTTACCAACAAATTTCCGGGCAACGGTGATCGCGGCACGTTGCAAGGTGATAACGCAGGGTGAGTGTGCCGGGAATTCAGGCAGTACGCACACGATGTTATACATCTTCGTTGCGGCGGGGGGTGAGTCTTCATCGTCCGGATCGGTACTTCCCCACTGGTCAAGGCCGGATTGTTGAACTGTCCCTTCCCAGTCCCACGTGGTTTTTTTCTTCGGCATATCCTTAAAAGGAGCGACTTCTACCGATCCTTTGTTTGGTTGCCAATTTACACCATCATCAGCACGGGCCAAAATGCCCCCACCCTCGTGGCGCGGACGCCAAAGAATGTAGCGTATGTCGACGTAAATCGGGACAAAGGAAACAACATCACCAAGGCTTTCCTCAGCAATGTTATGAAAGAACTCACCCATCTTGAAATCACCTTCGGCAACTTCTTTAGATGTTGATTGCAATAGTGCAATTCGGGGAGTTTCGATATCAGAAGTGCCAATGTTTTCGACACCCTTGCCGCCTTTACCCTCCATATAGGAAGGAATTGCGACTGCCCCACCGGCATTGGTGGTAGCAACGTCTTTCTTAGTTTGTTTTGCCATTTGATTTCCTCTCTTGGCCGTAAAGTGAACAGCTTAGCGGGATTGCTAAACTATTTAGTCTTGGTCATACTTGTGTTGGAGAAGACCTGTAAATTAAACAGTTCCTCAGGGAATTCTTTGTTTTCGGCTACATAACTTCTAGCCGTTGCGCTCAACGTGGATGAATTGACGGTTTCCTTGATGATATCACCTAGACCATCAGCGCGTAACCATGTATAAGCTTCTTCTTTCATGTCGCCCTTAATTGAGGCGCGGAGTTGTGATGAAACGGTAAACCGTTGACCGAGTTCGTCGAGTGTAACCGTTTTTATGTCTTCGGCCTCGAAACGTTCCGGTATAATAACTTCCTTGACAAAGGACCGGACTTTATTGATTGATTTTGCGAGTTCTGCTGCGCGTTCACCGATCGTCTTAATCTGATAAAACGCGTCTAGGATGTCGGCTGTCTTTTCCGTTTTACTGGCTTCGTTTTGCGCCCATTCGTTCGTTGTTTTGGCTAATCCTTCAAGTTCGGATAGCTGTTGTTTGGCGTTGTCTGTTAAAAAATGCATCGTAGTTCCTCTCTAGTCTTTAAGTGTGATTGGGTAATAACCTCTGTTCTCTCGATCCCATTTAAGTGTTTTAATGGTGTCGTGTTGAGACCCTAGGATAAGAAACGCCATAGCAATGGCTTCTGGCGCTCCAACCAAAAGAACAAAGTCGTGAAGCGGGTTAAAGTTCCGAAATTTTGCATCCATGATGTTGTGGATAGCTTCAATCCTTTCTTCGGCGTCATCCGGGAAAACGTCCCGCTCAATAAGGGTAACAAGTTCCCCATACCGTTTTGCATCGGAAAGGTTGAGCGTTCCATTATCTTGGATGACGAAAACTTTAGACACTTGATTTCCTCTCTAGGGTCTCGATATCCTGATCCTACCATGTACCCCGACACACGTCAAGGCTACTGCAAGTATGTCAGGAGGCACACTACAACGACAAAAACGACGACTTGGATTTTGGCTTCGGTGGTCATCTATATAAGTCCAACTCACAAATTTTTTGGATTTTTGAGAAATGACCAGTAGTTAGGTTTTCATCAACTATAAACAACGATCCATAGTTCGTGATAATTAAAGCCCCCCCACGATAAGAACACATGTCCGCAACTCTTTCAGGGGCGGGGGGAGGTGGAGGTAAAGGGGGTCTGTCCCCCATTGCGAATTTAAGAATTTCTTTAAGTGTTTTAAACATCTAATTATTCCTTGTTACAGGTTGGTTACATATGTGCTACAGATTAACCCGTAGCGGTTGAGGCCCCGTCCTCCGGGGGCTGTGGGTGTCTGCTACGGGTGCTACGTATCTAAACCCCTCTTTTTTGAGAGAGTTAAGGGAAGGAGGGAGACGACGTACGGTGGCCCGTCCTTCTTTTGGCACCCCACGCGCCGGCGTGGTCCATCTACCCGTCACATATGTAACAAGAAAGCTTAGCGCCCGTCGTCCGGGGGCCAGAGCACAACTTGTCGACCTGTGGCAGATACGTAGCGGACCCGTTACAGTAATCACCACTCCCACCCCGCAAAGGATAAGAAGGCAAGAACAAACAACAACGCTATCATGAAACGTTTAATGAATTCTATCACCCTTTAAACTCCGTAACGGGTCTAACTTTAAAGTCGTTTACTAAATAAGCCCATTGATACTGCAAAAGTTCGGTTTTTGGCCTCTGTACAGAACCATGAGTTGTGTAGTTTAACACGTGTTCCACTAATTCGATGGCTTTTTCATTTGAAACGTTTTCTTCGAACTCAAGGTCCACTATAACTCGTTGAGATTTAGCCATTTTCTTCTCCTCTCTAAGGGGGTGGGACGGTAAGGTCCAGGGGGAAATTACCGTCCCGTGGAACCGGCCAAGGCTCCTGTCAGAAGCCACCCTGGGCAGAGAAAACTCCCGACACCCTTCAAGCCCCACGCTGGACTGAATACCAACAGTGGGGCTTTCCGGGGGACGTGGGCAATTATTCGGCGGCTTTTGCGTCCGCTTTGGGATTGGCTTTTTTTGTGGCCTTGGCGTTGGCTTTTTTTGTGGCCTTGGCGTCGGCTTGTTCTTTGTCAGCCTCGTCGCTGCGTTTCTTCGCGGCGTTTTCCGGCGTCTGGCCGAAGAAAGTAACGGCCTTGTTTTCTGCCGGGTTGGCGATGTGGGCCTTGTGAATGCGGCGCAGGCCGTTTCCGAGGTTCATACGACGCATTCCGGGGTTGAGGTGCGCCCAACGGGACCAGTCGAGGCCGTTTTCCTTGGCGAGTGTGGCCAATTCGGCATCGGCCAGACCGAGCATTGCGGCGGCGACGTCATCGCCACAGTTAACGGAGGGGGAACCAGAGGCCGTTTTGACGCGTTTGTCGACGATGTAGTTGTCGCGATATTTGTCGTTGATGGCTTTGAAATTGACGCTGCCTTCCGCCATGTCGTGGTCGGTGTTGTCAATGTTAACAAGAAAGCGCTTGGCTTCCGTGTCCTGCGAAACGACCGTGCCCTTACCTTTGGCGGTAAAGACGTTGCGACCGGCGTATTCGCCTTTCTTCCAGTTGCGTTTCGGGGGGGCGGCTTTTTCCTTCGCCGGTTTGGCGTCGGCCTTGGGGGTTTCGGTGGTCTTGTCGTTCATGTCAAGTTCCTCTTCTAGGGTTTTGGCACGGGGTGTGCCGGTAAAAAAGCCCATTAAAACACGCAAGTAGGGTACCTGTCAAGTAGTCCCTTTAAAGCGTGAAACACTTGGTTTGTCATACTCTTGGCCCGTTTTCTGTAACGTCTTGATAACGGAACATGTGGAGCGCTTCCTCTTTAAAGTCATACGGTCCGCGAACGTCCGTTCCATTAGTCCAATACCACCCATCGGGGTACTGGCGGGTTCCGCAACCACACGCGCACACAGACATCGCCCAAGGATGGGCCTCGTCTACGCATAAAACTTGCCCTAAGGTCACCTTAATGCGCTCCCGTGTTCTATAACGTGGTTAAACTTGAGGTTAAAAACCTTGCGGCGGTGGTGCGCTTTTTTTGGCCCAGAGAGACTTTTCATTTCCCTCGTCATACGGCGCAACGCGGCACGGTACGCTTTCTTTTTCATTGGTGTTGCCCCACATTAGAACACGCTCTTGATTTAAGAATTAAGCATGTTGTTGAGAGGCCAACAACCCCAAAGCCAAGAATACCGCCCACAATGACGGACACAATAAGAATTTGAAAAACGTTCATTTTGGTTTCCTCTCTAAAGCGATCGTGGCACGCTGTCGATTTCAATGGCGCAGACCAAAGCGTGGAATTCGTCGCTATCCGCGTAACAAGATACTAAGTCTCCGTCTTTTAAAGTTTCGTTCCATTCGGGTTCCTCGTCGATCGAAACTTCCCACTCATCGGCACAGGCTTGCTTAGCTTGCGCCAAGGTGCTATAGACGCCTAACAGGTCTTCGGCGGGTTTGTATCCTTCGTCTTGAATGAACGTGTCGCCCGTATTGTGTGCGGTGTATACCTTCATTGCGTGTTCCTCTCTAAAAGTTGACCCCCCATCCTAACACGTGGGCGGGGGGTCTGTCAATATTAGGCTTCGTGCGTGGTCTCAAAAAGGGTGCTTACTGTGTCGGTCTGTTTGGCGTTGGGCTTGAACCCAAGTTCCTCGACATTGCGCAGGGCTTCACCGATTGCCTTGGTCTTTTTTACGAGCTTTGTCAGGTCGAGTTTCAGCTTGAATACGGTGACCGCCTCGCCGCGCCAGAATTTGCCACGGAGGACATTGCTGGTGTTCATGACCTGCATACCGGGGTTGAGGTGCGCCCAACGCTGGCCGTCGATGTCGTTGGCTTCTTGTACCTCTGTAAGGCTGTCGGGGTTGACTGACTTTTTAAGCTTCCCGGTGCCGTCTCTTTTGGTGCCGTATTCGACCATCGTCATTACACCTGCCGTGATAGCTTGGGCGATCGGGTCGCCGCAGTTTTGGTTCTTGCCGTACTTGTCCTTGTACTTCTTGGGGACGACGTTGCCCGAATACTCGACGGCGTCGGGGTCGGCATCAGGGTCAAAGTCGTCTAATAGCTCGACCTGCTCCAAGAAAACGCCAACGCTTGGCTCTGCGTCGTGGTCTAAGGCTCCTTCAAGGTGGTCATCGGCTAGCGACGTGACCTCAATAAGCAGGGCGGTAGGCTCGAATTCATGGACCTTTTTCCGTCCATTAAAAAGCTTGATCAGCCCGTCTTTTTCCGTGTAACGTGTGAATGTGGTAGCCATCGTAGGTTTCCTCTCTAAGGTGACCGTGGCACATTGCCCGATCGATGTGAGTATTGTAACATGGGGGGACATACCCTGTCAATCCCCCCCTTGCACGGTACCCAGATCTGGCCCGGAGACCCCCTGTCAATCCCCGCCCGGAGACCCCCTGTCAATCCCCGCCCGGATACCGTAGGAAGAGACACAGGAAAAGGGAAACGAACTAGGGCACATGGTACACCCGCACCGGGGGAAACAGTATTGGTCCCGATGACCGGGAAGGGCGACACGTGGCCTAAGTCTCTCACCAAGCAAGGCGTAGCACGATACGTGCATTCTATGTTGTGTGCCATGTCACCAGCCCAACGAAACGCCTGCCTCTGCGCCCCGGAACATGCGCCCACGACGCACGGCAGAAACGAAAAGGGACCCACGGCCCGAAAGACGGAATACCATTTTTGCGGTGGGTATACGATAGACCACGTAATTTAGGTCGTACACTCCCTATGCAAAGTAATCTGAAATATTAATATTGTTTCTGTTACGTATGTGCTACGGGTCTGCTACATATTGGTAATACTTCTCACAGGCCCCGTCCCGCTTCACTCTAGTTACCATGCTACGTATGTGACAGGTCCGAGGGTCTCGACGCTGTACGATGTAGCCAAAAGAAGGACGGCACGGTGTGCCTCTCCCTCCCTTCTTAAAAACCACTCAAAAAAAAGGGGTTTAAACCCGTAGCATACGTAGCTCGTGTCCAGGCGTCCCGTCCTCCGGGGGCTGTGCCGCTACGGGTCGATATGTAGCACATACGTAACAGACCTGTTACAGCAATGGTCGTCGCCCGTGTGTTGTGTCGAACTTGACTATGTAGGGTACCTGTGCTATGATGTTCTTCGGACCGCTAGTAGCTCGATTGAGAGTTGCGGAGAGACCCTCGGCAGGTTGTGGGTATCGAGGCCCACCTAGCGGTCCGAACAATTTGGAGAGCGTAATGCCTACCCCTAAAAAAGGTGTACAATTCCGGGACGAAATAGAGTGGTTCATTGATACGGACCGTTATCAACTTACGGCTGTCCAAGAGGTTTATTGTTGGCGTTACGCGCTGCACGGGAATGGTGTCCGGGCGATCAGGGAAAGTAGTGATAGGACTACCAAAAATTCACAAAACCAAGGTTCGATGCGCTTGTTACGTCGTGCGAAGGTTATAAATCGCATCAAAGACCTCTTGAAAATGCATCACAATGGGGAAATTGACCTCGTCGCGGGTCCATGGCAACATTACGGAAACAAAGTTGAAGGTGTTGGTAGGGAGGTTACAGAACCTACACGCCCTCTAAAATTTCAGGAAATGCTCGATAGGGTAAATGAGGAACTTGAGAATGACTGATTTCCCTAAGCAAAAACCGGGAAGGAAAAAGAATGCGCCCCCAGAGGCTCACTTGCAACTGGAACCGATTGCCCCAGATCGCAGGGATGTAACAGAATACGCACGGAAAAAACTTCCAAGTGGTGAGTCCGTTACAAAAATGCAGTTCCAATTTATCGAAAAGTTCTTTGAATTAGAATACGACGGTCCGAAAGCCGTTGTAATGGCAGGGTTCCAAACTAAAGACCCGGCGAGAAAGTCTTCTGTTCTTTTGGCTATACCAGCAATAGCGGAAGAAATCATTAGACGCATGGCGATGAAACGTCGGCAGTTTGATTTGGAACTTTCAGACATCGAACAAGAAATGTGGGACCAAGCAAGGGACCATGGAGAGGATTCTAGCCACGCCGCAAGAATTTCGGGACTAGCTCACTTAATGCGCGCACGTGGTGCGTTTGAAAAGCAGGGTGACAAGACCAAAAAAGTGCCTGTCGCAGTTAACATTGATATGGGCGAAATATTAGGAGACGAGGAAAAACTATGACTGAGTTTGACCCTGCCCCGGATGAGGGAATACTGAGCATCAATTACCGTCCAAGTGCGACCCTTCGAAAATTTCATCGAAGTAATGCACCGGTACGCGGAGTGCGTGGCCCAATTGGTTCGGGTAAGTCTGTTGGCTGTTGTTTTGAAGTTTTCAGGCGCTGCAGTGAACAGAGGCCGGGGAAAGATGGGGTTCGGCGCTCAAGGTGGGCCGTTGTACGTAATACGAATCCTCAATTGGAAATGACGACTATTAAGACGTGGTTGGATTGGTTTCCGGAACACATTTTTGGGCGTTTCGTGCGCCGTGTCCCGTATGAACACAAACTCAAATTTAACGATGTTGAAGCAGAAATTTATTTCATCGCCCTCGACCGACCAGATGATGTCAAGAAACTACTGTCATTAGAACTCACAGGGGTGTTTATCAATGAAGCGAGAGAAGTTCCTGTTGAAATTGTCCGCGCTTGTAGCGATCGCGTTGGCCGTTACCCTTCAATGCGTGAGGGAGGGCCTACTTGGTACGGAGTAATCATGGACACCAACCCACCAGATGACGAACATTGGTGGGCGATATATGAAGGAAGTACGCCAATGCCCCTTGATTGGGCACCAGTAATAAACTGGGGTTTCTTCATTCAACCTCCTGCGGCGTTTGAAACCCGTGTAGATGGGAAAGTTGTTTGGGAACTTAATCCAAATGCAGAAAACATTGAAAATCTACCGAAGGGCTATTACGCAAACGTTATGTCTGGTAAACCTAATAATCATATTAGGGTTTATGTAGGGAACAAACTGGGTACAGCAATTGAAGGTATGCCGGTTTATATTGACGAATGGAACGAGGATATTCATTTATCTAAAGAACCTTTACCGTGGATAACGGGTCGACCCCTTATTGTAGGGTTGGACTACGGTAGAACCCCTGCAGCTGTGTTTAGTCAACAAACCCCACGTGGTCAATGGCAGGACATCCATGAATTAACCAATGAAAAAATGGGGGCGGAGAGATTTGCCAAAATACTTAAAGTTGAGTGTTCTCTCGTTTTTCCTGCGTGTGACACATTTGAATTCTACGGTGATCCGGCTGGCGACCACCCCTTACCGTCCGACGAGCGTACTTATCACGACATTCTAAAAAATGAAGGAATTAAAGTTCGAAGCGGTGGACCGGGGTCAAACAATTGGACAATTCGCCGCGAAGCCGGTGCCGCACCACTTAATGAAATGATCGATGGACATCCTGGATATTTATTATCTTCCACATGTAAAATGTTACGGAAGGGGTTTAACGGTGCTTATAAATACAAAAAAATGCAAACGTCGGGCGCGGCAAAATATTCAGAAACCCCTGAAAAAAACGACGCTTCCCATCCCCACGATGCCAGACAATACGGTTACCTTGGGGCTGGTGTCGGTAGAAAATTAATTGGGAAAAACCAAAACAGAGGTGTGAAAAAACCTTTCAAGGCAAAAACGGGGTTCAGTCCAATTGGTTGATAAATCCACATGGTTTGTAGTTTTTTGTAACACAAGTACCCCTAGATGGTGGAATAAGCCACTTAAGGATGGGTTTCAACATTGTTTTGTATTTACGGAGCATAAGGGAACTTGGGTCTCGGTTGAGACACTTCTTTGGCGCACAGAAATTCAATTGGTTGACCACAGTGTTTACACAGAACACAACGTTAATGGGATGCTGGAGTTTTTCGCATTACAAGATGAGTGTACGATATTGAAAGTTGAAGCCGAATACAAACTTCACGGTGTTCCGCAAGCACTTCCCCTCACGTGTGTGTCTGTGGTAGAGTCGATCTTAGGTCTGAGAGGCCACAGTTTTACTCCGTTTCGTTTATACAAACGATTGATGAGAGACAAAATGACAACACTTTTCTCAAAGCCAAAAATTCCAGTTCAGGATAATTCCGCCGAAATCGCTGCCGCAAAGGCGCGTGAAGAACAAGCAAATGAAGAAAAACGTCAACAGCAAGAGGAATTGCTTGCTGGGCGCAAATCAAGGTTTGCCCGTGGCGCTTCATTGTTTAGTCAGGAAGAAGACGAGGATGTTTCTCCTTTCCTCGGTATTCCAACAAAAGTATCGTTAGGATAGTAAATGCCTACAGAGGTAGTAAACGAGGTAGTCAGGGGTTACAATGCCAACAATTCTCGTAAAGAGAGAATTAATGAGTTGTATGAAAACTGCTACCGTTATGCTGTTCCTCACCGCCATTTGCTCCGCGATGACACTGCAAACGCTATGGAAGGCCCGGTTGACGACGTAATTATATACGACTCAACTGCAATGGACTCTACCATTAAATTTTCAAATACAATGGTCAAGAATGTCACTCCCCCTCAAACAAGGTGGCAACAGTTTGTTCATGGTACTGAAATTGAGCCTGCGTTACGTCCTAGGGTCAACGCTCTGCTTGACGTTGTTACCCGTCAATATTTCAACTTGTTGGGCCGTACGAATTTCGACATTGAAATGCCGGAAGTGTACAACGATCTTGCAGTCGGTACAGGCGCATTACTCATCCAGGATTACGATGACGATGTTCCAGCGACATTTACCGCAGCACCTGCGACCCAATTAGTTGTGGGCGAAGGTCCCTCAGGGATCGTTGATCGTATATGGCGTAAGTGGAATGTGAAAGCAATTGACATCCCGAAGAAATGGCCAAAATTTCGTACTACGGACCGCATCACGTCTGCAATGGAAATCCCTAATTCCGAAGTTGAAATTCTTGAGTCTACAATTCACAATTATAAAACCGGTAAAGATGAGTACCGCGTAATTTCATTTATGGAAATGGAAGAAATTTTCAACGACACGTTTGACGTTTCTCCTTGGGTCGTAGGCAGGTATTCGAAAGTTTCCGGGGAAGTTTATGGGCGTGGTCCACTGATCAACGCTCTTCCTGATATTAAGACCCTAAACAAGGTTGTAGAGTTCGTCCTGCAAAACAGTGCACTTGCAATTTCAGGTGTATATACTGCTGCGGACGATGGTGTTATTAATCCCGAAACTGTTGAGATTGCCCCCGGCGTTGTTATACCTGTTGGGTTCAATGGTGGCGTCAATGGTCGTTCGTTGGACGCGTTACCGCGTTCGGGTGAATTTGATGTAAGTCAGTTGATCCTTAATGATATGAGGACTTCCGTTAGGCGAAAGCTCCTTGATTTTGGTTCAGACACCCTTGAAACTGTTCGTTCTGCAGAAGAAATTCGCGACAGAAGGTCTTTACTTTTGGACTCAATGGGTGCGTCATTTGGGCGCATAAATTTTGAGTTAATTGGCGGAATTAATAAACGATTGTTAAGTATGTGGGGTAAATCGGGCGATTTGCCGAAATTGAGTGTTGATGGAAAAACTGTTACAACTCAACATCTTACCCCGCTTGCTAATGTTCAGGATGATCAGGATTTGGATAGTTTGTCTAGTGCTGCTGTCAGAATGAATGGTATTATTCCCGGTCTTGCTGCTCTGTCAATTAAACCTGAAAAAGCTGCGGTTTATATTGGAGAGAAATCCGGGTTGCCCCAAGAGGTTATGAGTACAGAGGATGAAATCCTCGAAAACCAAAAGGGCGTTGGTGAACTTGCTGCGGGTGGGATGGACGTTGCGTCCATAGCTAAAGCCGCAGGTGGGTAATGTCCAAAGAACAATCTTTTGATCCATACGCAAGTCTTGGTAAAAAAACCGAAGTCTCCAACGCTGAACGCGTAGAAATTACCAGATTATTTAAAAGAGCATTACAAACCCCGGATGGGGAAAAAATGTTAAAGTTTCTTGCGTCCAAGACGCTTGAACGTCCTACTGAACCCTTCTCTGTTCCGATCACACAAGATCAGACCATTCAGTATTGGATGCACAAACGATTTAGAGAGGGGCAAAATGATATCGTCGCCCAAATTTTAAACGAAGTCAACAAAATAGTAGAGGAAGAAAAAAATGTTTAAGTTTTATTCACGCCGTATGTTACGTTCCCCTGAGAGTGAAGGCGCTGGAGGCGGAACTGCAGGTAATCTTGCGGACGCCATTGATGCTTCTGAGTCTGCCGCCGAAGCCCCCGCAACACCTGCTACTCCAGAAACCCCTGCGTCTGGGGAAGTCCCTAAAACACCGCCGGCACCGCCGGCACCATCGACCCCAGAGACCCCCGCTACGCCGGGTGAATTGCCTTTGTCTGTTACCGATGGTTTTGACATTTCCACCGTTCCTGAAAAATTTGTTAAAGACGGAAAGGTTGACGTTGAAGGCGTTTTAGCTGGTTTTTCGGAACTCGAAAAAGGCCAGTCGAAGAACGATGGTTTTATTGGCGAAGTGCCTGAAAAATATTCGTTTACCCACCCAACAATTGAAGGCGTCGACGACGATCGCATCAAACAAACTATTAAAGATGGTGATCCAATTGTTGCTTCTTTCCAAGAATTCGCCAAAGGTAAAAATTTCACCCAAAAGGCCCATGATGAAATGATGGGGTGGTTTGTCGGTGCGTCGATCGAAGCTCAAAAGCATGTTATCGCCGGCGAAATGGAAGCTTTGGGAGATAAAGGTGTTGAACTTGTTTCAGTAAACAGCAAGTTTTTCAAGGCGAATTTAAGTGAAGCAGGGTTCAAAGGTATTCGTGAGGCAATGGTAAGTGCCGGTGCTGTCAACGCAATCAATGAAATTCGTCTTGCTATGGGGGATACAGTTGTTCCCGGCGAAGGTGGGGACGACGTTCCGGGATCATTGACAGAACAGTCTCTGAGGGATAAAATGAAGCTTGACGCCTACTGGGACCAGAACCACGCGGACTACAACAAGCTCCGTGACGAAGTGGAAAAAGGTTTCAAAGGGGTTTACAAGGAGTCTGGAACTTAGGATAACCGCACTTCGGCCCACCAGTTCCACACAGTTGGCCCCGTTTGGGATAACCAATTTTCCACTAAATCATACTTTTAACGCAAACATAGGAGGCCGAAGTGCCAACCACAGTAGACCTAAGTTTTGTGAAGCATTATCAGGCGGAGGTACATGAAGCGTACCAGCGTCAAGGTTCCAAGCTTCGCAATACCGTTCGCAGCAAAAACAACATTGATGCTGCCGACACCACATTCCAAAAAGTCGGTCGAGGCGTTGCCGGGCAGAAAACCCGTCACGGTAAAGTTCCTGTCATGAACATCGACCATACTCCAGTCCTTTGCACGTTGTCAGATTGGTATGCCGGTGATTGGCATGACAAGCTTGATGATTTCAAGACCAAAAACCCGGAACGCGATCTGTTAACTCGTGCGGGTGCTTTTGCTCTTGGCCGCAAAACCGACGAACAAATCATCCAGGATGCCCTTGCAAGTGCCACAGTGCAGATTGCAGCCGGTGGTGTTGGAATGACCCTGGCCAAAGCCCTTGAAGCTGCTGAGCTTTTGGGCGACGCCGATGTTCCGATGGAAGATGGCGAAATTACCGCAGTGGTCGGCTGGAAACAGTGGACCGATTTGATGCAAATTGATGAATTCGTCAATGAGCATTTTATTCCGGCAAACGAACTTCCGTTCGCCGGCAAAGGTTTGTTCGCCAAACGTTGGATGGGCATCATGTGGATGCCACATTCCGGCCTTACCAAAACTGGTAACAACCGTCTGACCTACGTTTACCACAAAACTGCAATCGGCCATGCTGTCGGCGCAGAAGTCACGTCCGATATTACGTGGCACGGTGATCGTGCGGCTTGGTTCGTCAACAACATGATGTCGATGGGCGCTTGCATGATCGACGTTGAAGGTTGTGTCGAGGTGCTTTGCGACGAAACGTAAGTTTCGACCGCAATTTGTCTAAAACCCCCTAAAGGAGGGATTTTCTCATGGCTTACGATCAAGATGGTTTCATCACAATTTCCAGTGGCGGTGCCATTGGTTCCGGTGATGGTTCCGTAAAAAGCGTCCACCACTACAGCACTAACGATACCCTTGCTGTGGTTGAGGCCGCAAACTACTTCGACAGTGCTGCGCCGTTCATGAATGCTGGTGACACGATCCTCGTTACCGGTGATGTTGATGGTACACTGTTCACCAAACAGTATGGTGTTGCGTCTATTTCGGTGGCTAATGTCGTTGTTATTACTGGTGCTGCGAACCAGACGTTCACGTCGAAACACGTTCTCAATGTTTCGGTTGCCCTTACGAATGGTGTTTCCGGTTGGGTGGTTGCCCCGATTGCGGCCACCATTGACAACATTTATTCTGTTCTTAATGGTGCCATTACTACCAACGATGCCGTCCTTACGTTCGACATTGGTGGGACTGGTATTACCGACGGTGTGCTAACGATCGCCAATTCCGGTTCGGCTGCCGGCGATATCGACACTGACGCACCGTCGGCGTTGAATACGGTTGCTGCTGGTGATCTTATCAAGTGTACAGTTTCGGGTACCCCCGGTGGGTCTGAAACTGCCGAAATCACTTTCGATATGACACCAACCTAAGAAACGGAGTGGGGGGTTTAACACCCCCCATTTTTCCATGGCAACTTCCGATGTTTCAATTGTATCTGCGGCCTCGGTTCTTGTTGGGGGCGCAGTAATTACGTCTTTTGAAGACGGTTCCACTGAGTCCGTTGTAGCGGGTACTTTGTACGAAGACACTCGGGACGATTTACTTTCTACGAAACCTTGGGCTTTCAATACAAAAATAAGCACTATGTTGAGCAAACACGTTTCTGCTCCAGATGACAAGTGGGAAATTGCATACCAACTTCCGTCTGACATTATAAATTTGATTTCCGTTAATAAAGACGATGTTCTTGATTACGATGTACAGGAAACTTTCTTAGTTACCAATTTTGATGGGGAAGTTTATGCTGAATACCAATTTTCAGTTTCAGAAGACAAATTTCCCTCTTACTTCACCACTTATTTACAAATGGTTTTAGCCTCAAAATTTGCTATACCGATCGCTGATGATCCTGCAAAAACCACTGCATTGTCAAAAGAGGCGGACAGGTTAGGTAAATTAGCACGTAATGCGGACGCAAGGCAAAAAACAAACCAAAGAATTTCTGGGAGACAATCTCAAAGATCACCTTTCACAAGGGTTAGGTAATGGCACAAACCCTTCGTATTCCAACAACAAATTTCGGGTCTGGGGTATTAACCCCAAGGATGCGACGCCGCACTGATATTAGGCAGTATTATCAGAGCGCGGAAATTATGGACAATGTTTTGTTGTTTCCACAGGGCGGGTGTTATGTTAGAC